TTCCTTAAGTGGTGTGAGTTCAGTATGACCGATGTTCTCCTTAGAAGGGGAGTAATAGAGCAAGAGGGGGATGCTTTTAATCAGAAGGAATGGCGAACTCGAAATCAACTCTTCCGTGATGTTATCAATAGAGCGCATCAACTTCAAGTTCCCTTCGTTGGTTATACCTTCCATCTGAAAGATGTAAAGGAATATATGGATATTGGCAACGGCCAAAAGGGATTAACTAAGGTTGGTGAAACCCCTGAGTGGGAAAATGGAACAAAGAGATTGTTTTCGCAACAGGTATGGCTCACCCGATATAGTAAGAAAGGAGATTTGGCGGCAGGGGTCAAGAAGGATGATAGCCTAAATAGCAACGAGTGGGTTGTTAGAGCAACCATTAGTGAAATGAAAGGTCTTCATCAAGAATACTTGGGGACAACACACGATGTGCTTAGTGTAAATGATGGAGAGGTCACATGGTATGGTCTTCCTTTCTTGCATTGGAATGGCAAGAACGAGAAAGAGGCTACCAATAATGGCGAGGCGTAATTATTTTGTTAAACGATGGATAATTACTGCCCTTTCTACAGTAGATACACCAGTCACCGCGAGAGCGGTTGTTGATATAATCAAACAACACCGCGACCCCAAAATAAATAGGAACTCTCGCCGTTCTGCTAACATATCAGCCGTAAAGATTGGGGCTATAATGTCGAGAATGGAAGAGGTAAAGGTGTTCCGAGCATCAAGCAACTCAGAAAGAAACCTGTATCAGATTAGACCGCAGTATAGGGGTTTATATGGGGACAGGGAGAGAGGTATATATGAGCGGAAGAAAAAACAATGATGTTGCGTTCAACAATACTGCTCTTCAAAATGCTCTAAGGGCCGCGAGAAGATTCACATTTGTTGGTGGCGCAAAGCAACCCCAATGTTATGCTTGCATCATTAAAGTCGGACCGACGGTTGCTAAAATTGTAAGCGGAGTGAAAGACGGGATAACGAGTGTGCATGATATAGCAATCACTTTGGAAGAACCGGCAACCGAATGCGAACTTTGCATCCCTAATTTGAATGATGTTATAGGGGCGTTGAAAACACATGGGGATATTGTATATCTATCACACAAACCAAATGGTAATTTGCTAATTCATTCAAATAAAAGACAAACGACATTTATGTCTTCTCCTTTAGCAAAGGCTTATCCCTCTTCTCGCAACTCAATAATCAAACAACATCAAGATGCAGTAGAGATAGCAAGTCGCTTCGATAAAGACATGGCTATTTACACCGATACCAAGGGGAAAAAACATAGCCCTGTATGTATTATCAACTTAAAGCGAGATATATTGGTTGATGCTTTGTCGGTTGCTAATTTGAACGGACAGAACGAATCAACCTGTAGTATGGAACCAATGGAAGATTCTACCTTCATTAAGACTGGTAATACTTTGAAAGGTCAGACTTCTACTCTTATTCATCCCCACCAAATACCAACGGAACCCTTCAAGTTCGGCGGTGGTTTAGAAAACCTACTTCCTGTCTTCGGAGAAGAAATTAAATTACACATTTACGACATGAGAGATTTTGGGGGAAAATATGTCTTGGCGTTTAGCGACGGCCATGCTTTGGTTTTACAGGTAGGTGTTCCCCATGAGGTTTAGATGTAGTGTTTGTGATAAGGTAATGCAATACCATATAGAGTGTAGCGTTGGTTCATCTAACCATCATATTCAATGCGAGTGCGGAACTACCTTTGTAGTAAACATAGCCGCTCACAAAGAAGACAATAGAGATAGGGGGTATAGAGATGCAGATACTCTTCGTTCACTATACGAGGAACAGGGAAAAACAATGCAACAACTTGCTTGGAAATACGCAGTATCACCAATGACTATCAATCTATGGCTTAAGAGGCATGGAATAGCAACGAGAAGAAGAGGAAGGGTCAAGCGTGATAATTGAGCGCAAGGGCCGTAATAAAATCACTATCCGACGGCGACAAGAAGACGGAAAGCGGATAACAGAGGAACATATTTGCCAACCATTCTTCTATGTAGAAGATAATGCAGTCCCCCTACAACACAATGGGGTTTTGCGCTATGAAACAGGGCATAAGGGGGTCTATGGTCAACCACTAACTAAGGTATATACCCATACTCCCGAAGACATTTACGAAATAAGGCAAGCATTCCCCCATTTAGAAACATGGGAAGCAAACATACCGTATGTAAACAGAGCATTAGCAGAGAATGGTTTATTGCCTGATAATTACAACCATAGAACTTGGTATTTAGATTGCGAATGGTCCGTTAATACAGGGAAACTAACAATCATGGTTGTCTATGATACATTTAGCAACGACTATTTCGTATTCTTTACCCACCCTGATTACGAAGCGGGATACCATGATACATTTCCTTGTCTAAATCACCCTGATGGTATAACAGAACTTAATCTTAGCAAACCCGCTATTGCCTTCAAGAACGAGAAAGCAATGCTAAGAGCATTTGCTAAACACTTAAGGAAACAAGACCCCGACATAATTACTGGTTGGAATGTGGTTAATGCGGATATTCAAAAAATCATTAAGAGATTCCAAGCAAACGGGTTGGACCCAAGAAAATTATCCCCTATCAATAGGATTAGGTATACCTTTGGTGAGTGGGCGCAACCAATAGGTGGTATCAATGTAGTTGATATGATGTTATCATTCACAAGATTATGGGTAATGAAGAACGGACAATTACCAAATAAGAAATTAGAAACGGTTGCCTCGGAATGTTTAGGAGAAACAAAGGTAGAGTTAGCAGACGGACACGATACATATTACTCTGACTTTGGAACATACCTATCGTATGCTATCCAAGATGTGAAATTGTTGCCTAAATTGAACTCATTGAATAATTGTATAGAACATTACACGGCTATACAACATATCGTTGGTTGCGATATACGAACCACCCCATTTATCACTAAGATTCTAACTGTTCTTGCTCTGAGAGATAAGGACTTTGACCTAAGAATACCAACCAAACCGCAATTCGACTATGAACCCTATGATGGAGCATCAATAGAAATTAGCAATGCTGGCGTATATGAGAATGTTGCTATCTTGGATATACAGGCTATGTATCATTCTAATGTTGATTTACACAACATAGGACACGAAACATTAGATAGCAACGGTAAGGATTGTGGAAACGGCGTATGTTTTAGCCAAGGGAAACCAAGTCTGTTGCTAAGACAAATGAATAAGATGACTACTCTTAGGCAAGAATACAAAGCACAACTTAGACTTGCTAAAACAGACGAAGAAAGAAGCCGTTATGATGCTTTACAATTTGCTACAAAATCATTGGTTGCTTCTTTGTATGGTGCGGCAGGGGATTCAAAGTATGGGCTTTATCACCCGAAGGTAGCGGCGGCTATCACATACACATCTCGGATGACTCTCAAAAGATTAAGAACGGAATGCGAGAAGAGGGGGCATGAAGTCCTATATTCACACACCGATTCTGCTTTTGTTGTTGTCCCAAACCCCGAAACAGGGTTGCTATTGACTGCCGAATTGAACGAAACAATGAGTCCTATTGTGTGCGAGTTCGAGAAATGGTGTTCTGCTATGTTGCTAAAAGCGAAGAATAGGTATGCTGGTTTAGTAGAGTGGACCGATGGTAGACAACATGATGTTGAATTATATGTTAAGGGGATTGAATTAAAGCAAGCAAAGATGTTCCCTCTCGTCAAGAACTTGCTAACTTATGTGATTAAATCTATACTGTTAGGTTCCGACCAAGGTTATGTGACTCGGCAGATAGTAGAAATCATCGAAGATGTGTTGTCTGAAAAATATCCTATAGAAGACCTGTGTATGAAAACGGAACTCAAAAAGGATTTGAGCAAATACAAGGTTTTGTCGGGTGCATCAGCCGGTGCTAAATGGGCTAATGATAATCTCGGTAAAGGTTATCGCAACGGAAGCACTTTCCTATTGACTTTGGATAGCAACGGGAAATATATTGCCTTCGATGAACCGAGCGATATAGAGGGGTTTGCTACTGTGGGGTATTACCACATTTTAGAAAGATTCGTAGTAAAGAAGGTAGAACCATTTTACGAGTTGGCCGAGTGGGATATGCAACCCATATACAATGCTCTACATAGATTACCAACAGTTGGGTTTATATGAACAAGTGTGGTGGTAGGGTTATGAGAAGGTTAGAGGGCAGAATGGAAAAATGGTGGGCGTTAAAGTGGATTCGCCAAATGTGGGAAGAAAGAAACCACGAACCATTTACTACTGTAGACGCAGAAGATTGGTTAAGAAACAATGTTCACTACGCAAAGAGGATGCGTTGTTCTGCCGCTACCCTATCAGGTAAGTTCAGTAGAAGTAGATTTATACAACCTGTTGGTTATACTAAAGTCAGAGGTTTTACGGGAAATACCAGTCAATACAGGACATACGAATGGAGAGATTGTGATGAATAGAGAAAAAACGACAAAGGAACTTAGCAACGACATTGCTGAACTAACTCAGCATATAGAAAACCTACACAGGGGATTACAAGTAGTTCTCGCGGAAACAAATATCGTATCTACGCTATTACTACATGACCTAAAGGCGAGGGGCTTGCTTAGACAAGCGAACTGCGTTAATTGTGACTTTTTCAACAATATACCCCTGATAGAGGGTATGGAAGTTGAGAATGTGGACTGTAGGGCCTGTGGTAAGAGTATAGATGTGAAGGAAGAGGAAGAATGAACGATAGAGTCTGCTCTATCTGTTCGGTAGTCCTATACGCAACAGAAAAAAAGGTGTGCAGTCCCTGTAAGAGGAATACAGATGGGGTGTGATTGTGTTATCCATCCCGATACTGGGGTTTGTATGAAGTGTGCAACAGACGAGCAGTTGTATGAGTTGTCTTCGTATGACCCCACAGACGAGGGTAAAGTCCTAAGGGTGTCTAAATCATCATTTATGAATTACGAGTATTGTCCCCGCCAATACTACTGGGATAAGGTCATACTAAAGGATTTGAGAATGCCCCCAAGTGAGGCTATGGTAAGGGGAACTTATGTTCATCAGGGCTTAGAAGATTTCTACGAAGTATGGGATGGTCAGCACCACCTAATTCCTTTATTCCCTGAGGATGAAGTGTTTGAAACATTGGCACAATTAGAGCAACGAAGATTAGAGGAATGGGGTATAGAGCATTTCCCCCCAGTAGAAGCAGAAAAGAAGCGCATCTATTACAATGAAAAATATGATATTGTAATCACAGGTATGATTGATGGTGTAGTAAGACATGAGGATGGGACTTTAGCAATACTTGAATTGAAAACAGGAAATAGCAACGAAAGTAAAATCTCTAAAACTCGAAAAGAATTGTGCTTCTATAGGATGGTTCTTAACGACATGGATGGGGAGTTAGCAACCCGATTCATTTATGTCCTTCCCGACGCAACAGATTCAAAGTTATTACAATCTCTTTTATCAAAGAAAAGTAAAACCGTTTGGGTAGGTAAGGAAGCGGGAATTACTATGGTTGAAAAGGTTAATAAGAGAAGTGTATCATCTTTTGAATCCCGCTTCGAGGGATTTCTTGAGCGTATCAGGAACCATGAGTGGGAAATGAATTGGGATGATTGGAGATGCCCTCAATGGTGTTCTTTCAATATGTCTTGTGAAGAAGAAATAGCAGGTGTGGGTTTTGATGATACAATGTGAAGAATGCGACTCAGCAGATTTTGAGGACATAGAATCCTATGTTCAAGTGACCGGACAGGAAGAAAACCCAACCTTGGAAGTTATCACGGCTAAATGCCGCATTTGCGGACATAAAGGTGTGATAGAAACGAGGGTGGTTTAACCGTGTTGCTATCTTTCCCCCGACAAATAGGGCTAAAGAGAGCCTTATGTCTTACTGAAAACGACTTTAACCAATATATCAGTAGGCTTAGAAACCTATCATCCACATACACCAGTCTGTATGCGTTTGATAATCTACTTGATGAAAGAAAGGTAGATTATGATTCAGCAATTATGGATAGGGCTTGGTGGGATTTTGATATTACACATAATCTAACTATGGACCAAGTAAAGAGTGATGTTGCTAATTTGATAAATCGTTTGGATGGAGATGTTAGAGCCGTTGCTACGGGAAGAGGATTTCATGTTCACCAATTTTTCGATAAGCCAGTAATTGGTAGGGATTGGGCTACAAAGTTAGATTCTTATGAAAAGAAGATGGCCGAAGGCTTGGTATCATTAGATGGTGTGGGCTACCCTGAAAAGTTAGCAAGAGTCCCCGACACATATAACCCAAAGAGGGGTAGGTGGGCCGTCACAATTGACGCAAGAGCATTTGCTCAAGACCCCTTCGGCTATAAGATACCAAAAATACCGGACCCAACAATAAGTCATCTCAACCCTTTTAATGGGGTTCCATTGACTGAAAGAATCAGTCTTACCAAGTGGTGTAGGGATAACAAACATCTATTTGAAACCCCTACAGAAGCCTCTACGACGCTCCCTGACGACTTCAACCCCTCTCAAGGTATGGTCCCCTTGCCTACCTGTTTAGAGAGGGCTATACGGGTGTCTAATCCCCCTCATCATGTGCGTGTTGCGCTCGGCCAACACATGGCGGCTACCCTTAGATGGTATGCCGACCCTGAGGACTTAACGGCCGAACAGACGCAATTTATTGAGGATGAGATTTGCTCTTTCATATCTACCCTGAACTGGTCCGACTACAAACCAAGCGTGACCCGAAAAGCAGTTAAGTCACTACTGAAATACAAACGCTACCCGTCGCCGGTTTGGTATAGAAAGAATAATTTGTGTGACGGCAAAGGTTGTTGGTATTGTGGTAATTAGAGAAAGCGAAGAATGTAGAATAATGGTAAGTTGCCCCTTTTGTGGTAGCCACAAGGGGTTTGTGGAAGTTCATGGTTCCAAAGCGTGTCTAAACTGTAAAACAAAGGTAGTTGGTTGTTGCGGGGATTAGCAACCATTGATTAAGGCGTAATAAAGTCGCAGTAGTGTGGTAGTCTACATAGACGATAGAGAGAACCCCGCGCTCATACATTTGTTGTTAGGTAGATTAGGAGATGCCGAATTATCCAGCAAGGGTGCTGGTAAGGTAAAGAGATTAGCAACGGGCGACTATGTGATAGGTAGTTGGGGCGTAGAAGCAAAGGAGATAAACGACCTATACCGCTCTATTTTGGGTATAGGAAGGAATAGAAATCTAACCCAACAGTTAGCAGACCTCTGCGACGCATACGAATACCCCATTTTAGCAGTATATGGTAGCCAATTAAAACCCTATTTCACAAGGGGGACCAGCAAGAAAACGGTTGCTCAAGAAGTAATGAAGATGAAAGGTGTTATTCGTAATTTCAAATTAAATCTGTATGCTCGTTTCCCCAAAGTTAGATACATTGAGTTCGCTACTATGGAAGATTATGTGGATTGGATAGTCACATCACATACTAAATTAACTATTAGCAAGGCCATAGCAACCCAAAAAAGGATACGAAGAAGTGGAGATTTTTCTGAGGATTATAGGGCCGTGATGTTAGCAACAATCCCCGGAGTCACCTTAGATTCTGCTCATGCGTTGCTAAAGGAGTTCGGTTCTTTGAGAAATCTGTTGCTAAAGAAGACGAACAAAAAAGCACTTACAAAAGTAAGGGGGATTAGCAACCCTACTGCTGAAAGAATACTCTCAATCAGAGAGGACTATGAGGATAATCAGTAAGGTTTGAACTTTTTGGCCTGTGATATAGAGGGGTTTGTTGCTCTTCTTGTAGCAAGTGATACATTATGTATCCTCAATGCTCTGTATTTAGCATCATCGCTACCAGTTCCGGGGTTTCTACTAATTGTTATCTTTAAGTTGCTACCAGCAGTTGCTCCCTTTATTTTCTGAGAAAACAAAGTGTATTCTTTCCTATCGGCAGAGCCGGAAGCAATGGTCTTAGTAGTAGTAGCGTAATAATCGTTTTCTTCTGACTCTACTTTGGTAGTCATAACTGCGTTTTGTGCCGCCGTTTGTTTCTTGCCATCAAGAGTGACTTTCGCTTTGATGGTCACATAAGAATCCAAAGCATCACTCGGTATTCTAACAGAAAATGTCTGTTCGTGTTTCAACCCTGCTCTATCTTCCCCATCAGAGTTAATATAGACCCCCGGCAAAACGAACCCATCACTACAATTAACACTACCGCTACCGCTTGCTATAGAATCGAACCCGTCTATGGTGCTATTAGCAGAAGAGGATTTGCCTATCTTCTTTTGGCCGAGAATACCCCACTCGGCCTCGCTACTTGTGCCATCCCCTGTGAACTCCGTTCTACCGGTCATTCTGCTCATAGTGGTCGAACTAAATGTGTTAATGCTTTGCCCTTCATCTCTTCTTCCGCCTTCTTTGTTGGGAGAGGATGGTCCTTGCCCTTGGGGTTGTGATGGTTGGAACATCTGTTGCCCCTCTCCATCTTGAACTCCGGTTGTAGGTTTACCGTCTTTGAATAAGGATGCTAATGTCTTCTTGAAGCGAGATTCATTTCTCTCTAATGCTAATTTCAAAGAGGGTTCTCCTTGGTGAGTTCTACTATAGGCTAATCCTTTAATTACCATATTTTGAGATGTTAAATCTAAATTAGCATCTGTTATTGTTAGATTTGTAGATGGATAATAGGCCATATCATCAACAATATGTAATCTCGGTGCATACCATATCAGCCTATCATCTGATATACCACCTTCGTTTGAGTATTCTCTAAACCCTAATGGGAACAATGACCTTGCATCAAGTGTGCTAAATGTTGAAAGGCCCGTAATACTATTAGCATTTTTGATTTGGTCGCCACATCTGTTTCGTAAAATTGCTCTTAGGTATTCTGCATTTACCGAAATAATCATTTTAGAACCTGCTGGTGCGCCATAGGTAGATGGGAATGCTAATTCATAAAAACCACTACCGAAAACACTTACTGAACTATCTGATTTGTATGTAGGGGTAAACTGAGAAGGGGAACCAGTATTAGCAAAGGAATAATCTATTGCGTGAACAGTAAAGACCGCATCATCGGCACTTGTTCCACTTGCTACACTAATTCCCATCCTTAGTTCTGACCCCCAATTAGCACTTACGCTTGGAACATCTTTTGGGATATGAACTATTTGCATAGCATGAGATAAACTTCTTGACCCGTAATTATAGTAGGATTCATCAGCATTATATGTCTTAATGTATTCTATGTTTTCTTGGGTATCTGAAACACCATCTAAACTGGTCACATAAAGTGTTATTGAATGACCACCTGCTGATATAGTAATTACTTTGTTTTGGTTAGCACCTAAACTGGGGTCGCCCAATACATGGCTTCCCGTAGCAGAAGTATCAGAAGAATCCTTAAACCAATCTATAGTATTCGCAGAAGTCCGCCACTTTAATTTACCATTATTACCTACCGTTTGGTTAGTTCCTAATGGAGTTAAGTTAATTGCTAAAGGAGTAGTTCTATCATTGTAGATAGCACTTACCACCGCAGTTCCCGTATCAGAACGACTAAATCTACCATCTAAAGCATTGCACATCCCCGGATATGGAATACCACCGAACAGAGAAGTCCAAGAACAAGCATACTTCTTATATCCGGTTAAATCTAATGTGACGACTGCGGGGTCTGCAATATACCCATGTTTACCACCTGAAAATAATGCGTCTGTTTCTGTGCCACTACCGATTAAATCCACATTAACAGTAAATGCGCTTGTTTGATTCATTTCATATTCTTTCTTTGCTAATGCTAATGCTTCTGTTTTACTTCGCACTCTTGATAGGTCTAATATCTTCCATCTTGCTTCTAAGCCTGTTGTTGGAGTAGGATAATCTACAAATGATTTATTGCCATCGTAATATGCCCTAACATTCGTGACTATACCGGTTGCTTCTATTGATAAATTAGCATTCTTCATGTTGCTTCTTGTTAAAGTAATACCGGTATTGTAGGATGGTCTGTAATCATATCTTCCATCTCTACCCACTACTCTTGTAAAGGTTTTAGTAGTGCCACTCGAACCCGAACCGCTATTTCTTCTCACAATATCAACTGCTCCAGCAAAAGTAGTCGCCCTCAGGTCACTAACACTTCCATAATCTTCATAATCGGTTCCACTATGACCAACCTGAGTGTTAGTCATGCTTTTTGTAATAGGCACATTGTTAATATCTACTATAGCAGAAAGGTGAGAGTTCCGAGTCCAACTATCTAATGTGGCAATGTTTTGTAAGAGTCTAATTTTATCATTTTCAAAATATGTTCCTATGTTTTTATCTTCTACAAAACCTTCCAAGTTCATTAGCAACCTTAAACCATATAATGCGGCTGGTGTATTGTAGACAACTATTGAATCATAACCTTCTTCGGTGCTATTCTCTTCATCAAACATAATTTGTATTTGGCTACCTGTGGACCAAAGCCCTGAATCTTCATCTAAAAATGCTCTTATGCTTACTGGGTCCGTATTTACATCACCATATCCTTGAACATACACATTAGTTAGTGTATTTGTATTTGCTATTACTCCATTCCATCTAAGAGCAAATAGATATTGTTCATTTTTCTTCGTTGCTAAAATTACACCATACCCGTCAACACCTGAGCCTAAATTAAAGTGGGTAGCATCTTCAATTGCTAATGTTGTTTGGCCGCCACTAATACCATCTTCTGCTAACGCAGTAGCATCATTTAGGAAGTTAAATTGGTTTGGGTGGTTTGCTATGTTAGTAGTGGTGGTTCCGGCTAAATTGGTTCCGCTAATTTGGTAATTAGCAACCGCATATTTCCAATAATTATCCAATAGGTAGGGAGTTCCAGCAATAGGAATATCGTAATCACTAAAATGTGCTATACCCCCAACATCATACCCCGGCCTTCCATTACTTGCTTCAGTATTTAAGTTGAAAAACTTGCTTGCATCAATAACCAAGAAAGCCCCGCCTTTATTCTTCCAATCAGAATATGGATTGCTACCAGTTCCTGTTAGGTCTGCTATCTTATAGGTATCAGAAGCATTTGCTAAATCAGACCAATCACCCCCACTATATGGTTCTACATCAGCATCTATGTTCCATATATCAAGTTCCTCTCCTATTTTCAAAGTAATAAAGGCGGTGTTATCTCCATCTTCGTCAAACTGTTCAGCAAAAGCGATATTCAAATTGTAATTTTCAACAGTAGGAAGCATTAAACCGAAATCGCTTACATTGTATCCCCCGTTAGCATCAGCATTACCATCATTTCTCATATCTCTCCATAGCAACCAAATGTGTTTGTAGCCGTTGCTTTCATTTATCTTCCTATATCTGTAAAGAAAATCTCCTTGGGTCCAATCCTTTCTTTGCCCCTTAACATTCTGTATTGTGAAGGAACCATAATGCACAAGACCTGTCTTTGAAGCATAAGATACTATAGAGGGTAAAACATTGTAATTAGTATTTGCAGTTGTAGGACTACCTATGGTATTTGTATAGTCATACAGCGTAAAGTTCTCAAAGGTAGTAATGGTTTTCTTACCCAAAATAGGCCATAACTTATCAGGGTCGCTAAACCAAGGAGATGTAGAGTCGTTAATATCTTTTGATTTGCTATCAAACCCTTCTATTCTAACTGCGGCATATTTAGTGACCCCACTACCCTGCGAATAAATACCGCTTACTTGGAATACACCATTTAATCTCCAATCATCAAAACCAGTATGAACTACAATATCCCATAGTTGGATGGTTTCGTTGCTAACTTGAAATCCGTTATACCATTGTTTACCACCAATGGTGACCCAAGAACCACTATTGAACTGAATATATGTGAGTGTAGCACTACTGGGCGCAGTAGTCCCATCAAAAAGAATAGTATCTCTTTCCAAAGTATCGGGGTTAATTACATCTAAAATCCCCGGTTTGCCTTTTACTACATTCCAATACCAAATGGCAGGGTCATCACAAGTAAGACTGGTGCTACTTGTAGTGAAGGTAGAAATACCAACCATAGTAGAAGTATCGGGCGAATAATTACTTGCTTCATTAGGGGAAACTGGGTTGTTAGTTATAGTGGATTTACCTGCGCTATGGTGGCAATCCTTAGAGATAACTCCGAACTTAGATTTGAACCATAATGATTCAGAAATATCTCTCATCCAACGAGTATGAACATTTCTACTTGCTCTATCAGCCTTTGATATATAGTAATCTGTTTGTTGTTTACCTATGATATGTAAGTTATTATCTGTGACCCCATAATCGTTATGGTCTTCATCTATGATAGGCAAACGGTAATTTGCGTTTCCAAAATTGGTTGTGCTGGATACCTCAAGTATGTTCATATTGGTGACTTCTATATCAAAAGTAGTTGTTGTGGGAACTCCCAATACTCTATATCTCCCACCATCAAATAAGAAACTACCGCTTACTATTTCGTTATTACTTGAAGAATCTATTACAGAACCAAATAAAATCTCATCACCCAAAGAAAGATTGTGTGCAGAAGCAGTAGTAAAACGCAACATCTTCTTGGTAGTATTGACTTTATCGCTACTAATCCATTTGTATTGTGTGCATAACGCATTAGGGGTTAGGTTTCTTCTACTACTGTCTGAAACCTTAATTGCTTTGTAAGAAGTAGGGGTTTCATCAGGGGCATCGCTACTTCTGCTCTTGCTAATTATTGAATCTATGGTGAAAACATTAGTAGTTCCGGTTGTGTTAGTATGTGTGACCATAACTTGGTCAGAAGCAGATACCCCACTACTACCAACCAAATATGCGCTTGAGTCTACAATGTAATGTTGATAATTTCCAGTAGGGTTTTGAATATACCTTACATCTGTAAGCATATATTTTGGCGAATCGAAACCATCCCATTCCCTTTCTGCGTTATTGGGTCCGTCTACATCTTCATTGATATACATTTGAATAGGATGCGAGGAATTGAGAGAAGTTCTTTGCTTATCTACTTCTACAAAATCAGAATCAACAAAACCAATAGTAGAGTTCAGGAACTTGAGATTTGATGCACCAGTATTCAAAATATCTCCCATATTCTTAACTTGATTATACCTCTTTTCTATCTGAGTGTTGAGTGCTAAGTGGCCTTCTTGTGATAAATACGCGGCTTGGCCCATTTCCCAAATAGGAAGTTGTCTATCAAATAAACCATATTTTTCTTCTGCCAAAAATTGAGTATCTAATGTGTTTCTTTTGGAAGATTGTGTGTGGTTTATACCTGTTAAAGTCCCCCACCATACAGGTCTATTTAGGTTATCTTTGAAGATTACCAATCCCCATTCTTCAAACCCAGTAGAAGATAGCAACGGAGCAACAGAAAATCTATTATCGTCGTCTAAAATGGTGACCATTGCAGTTGAAATAGAATCGGTTGTATTGTTAATCTGAACTTGGTGTAAAGGAGTGTAATCTGTATCTTCTACTGCATCGCCTAAACTAATGTAAAGGGAAGCCCTATCAATACAGGTAATCATCCCTACATTTTGGGTCATACCCCCGGCACAGTTCACATCTAAGGACCAACCATATATGTCTGATGCAGACCAATTATTAGTGAATGAACCACTACTAACTAATGAGCCGTCAGCGTATGCTTTGTAGGTATTGGCAGAAAAATCTAACACAACATCTATATCAGTCCATTGGTCATCATTGTCTGCCGCAGTATAGTTGTCTATTTCCAAATAATTTCCGCTATTGTAATTTAGATTGCTGGTTGATATATCAATAGATAGCAACGGATTGCTACCAAACGCCTGAGTGCTTTTGTTAAAACCATCTGCTTTTTTGTATCCTAAATTAAGAGTATATCGAGCATCAGCCCACCCCCCCATTGCGTGTGAAGCAATACGAATAGTAAATGTATCACCTAATCCTTGGAATCTCATAGGACCATCATAATTTAGGATTCTATGTCTACCCGCCGAAGTTCCAAATAACTTAGATACTAAAAATGGCTTACCTGAGGGGGATTTGAGGGGGAATAAATGCTTTGTAGCAGTATCTCTGCTTGCGTAAGCAGTATTCATTCTCTCTCCCATTAGAACCCCTGCCAAAGATACGGAATGAGATGCAAATTGCCCTTCTGTTTCTACTCTTAGGTGCGCTCCCGCACCCTCGAACATATCTCCGTCATTGTCTTTGGCGGCTGATTCATACACTCTCGACCTACCTGCCGTAGAATCCATTGCTTTGAGTGGGGCGTAATATGTTCCCAAAGTATCATTACCATTCACAAATGCTTCATAGGAATCACCAGCCGCACCATTGAATCTTTGTCTTGTCCCTCTTCTTGAATCAGGATATTGTAATTGCGCTCTTCCTTCCCATCTCTTCGCTTTACTTTTGCTTAAATCAAGAGTTAGCCATTCGTGGTGTCCGTCGTTGCTATCTCGCTTTTTAGCAACCGTAGCAAATAACTGAGAGGCAGAATAAGAGTCATCAGCAGAAAGATAAGAAGCACTTTGCATTCTATCGGGATAAGAATAACGAAAGGTAGGGTTGAGTAAAGCATGGCCGTTCATGGGATTTCCATGATGTGTTAGTGTGTGGTCGGGGTCCATCTTACTTGCAGAGTTAAGGTCGTCTGCTACAGACCTACACGACTGGAAGTCGTCATAGTATCCTACCAACCATACGCTAAAATCATCATCTGTAGTTCTCATTTTTATCACACAGGCACACCTTGTCCTCGTAGGTTCATTATTACCCCTTCGGACACTCTATCTATTGCTTCGTCTAAGGTCACTCCGTTAAACACATTGGTTTGCATAATCTCAACACGATGTAGCAAACTTTCTACGCCACCTTGAGTGATTTGTCTGTAAATGGCTCCTTGGAATTGCGCTTGGTTGCCGAAAAACAACTCTTCTCTCTTGCTATCGAACTCATTAAGTGCTTCTAAGGCAGTTCCGGTTGCATCACCAAACGCTGATACACCATTCCCCACATTAACCAATAATTCAGCATAATAATCAGCCACCGCTACACCTGCGGCTTCTGCTTCACGGACTAATTCAGCATTCATCTCTTCCATTATTTGGTTTCTTTCTTCCGCGCTATCGTAAACTGTGGCTACTCCTGTTATCCCATAACCTATATTATCTCCAATGTAAGAATACATTTCCAAGTAATTTTCTAAGTCTTGTTCGGTCATAAGCCCTGCTTGCCACATCGCGGCATTATGTTGCATAACAGAATAATTCATTTCCGCTATAAAATTAGAGGGGTCCGTCATCCACTCCATAGTTAGGTTTTCATAATCCATGTGGCCTGTTTGCCAAGGTTTGTGTAGCCCCCCCGTATAATCTTGTTCTGTTTTTGATAAAGAATTGTGAGCATCATTTAATGCGCTAACCTCTTGTGTTAATCTATTGTAATATCCAGCCTTTGTTTCCAAAGCAATTAGTTCTGCTTCGGTATAGTTATCAACATCTTCTGATAACTCCGTGTAATAATCATATTCCTTTTGTAATGAAGCAAGCGACGAAGCAGTTAGTTCTGCATCTGCTCTTAAGTCATTGAAAGTAATTCCACCCAAAAGAGCCTCGTCTACTCGAACATCACCTTTCTTTGATAAGTCTGTAAGTGTAGTATGGAATTGGTTTAAGTTTTCCGTCACATCATTTATTGATTCCAAATCACTTACAAAATCGTTATCCGGCTTAAACTTCTTCCAAATAAGACCACCAATTGCTAACGCCGCTATTGCGGCTATACCACCACCTAAAGCAACCATAGCCCCTCTTGCTAAAATTGCTCTTGCGGCCATACCTTCGGCGGATTTACCCACCGCCCACATAGATGCGCTCGCACCCGCATTAACAATTGTTCCACCTATTAGAGAAGCGTTCATTAAATCTTGATTATGTGTGAACATGGCAGTCATACCAAGTAAACCATTCATAGAAGTCATCATACTATTTACTGTAGTTTTAGTGGCTTCGGCGGTTCCGAACATTTGGTTTTGAACATACTCTTGAGTTTCAGCAAAATACAAGAATGTTGCGGTTAGAAGGTTTGCTTCATCACCTAATGATTCCATGTGGTGTTCCAAACTATTTAGAGTTAGTTCAGTTGCTCGGTTTCTCTGTGCTAATTGGTCATTAGCATTTATTAGACCTTCAATACCTACTCTTTCTTCACCTAATGTTTTGATATTTTCTTGTCTAAGGTTTATTTCTGTAAGAGTATTCATTGTTTCTTCTTCGGATAAATCATCAAGTTCCAGTCTTCTTCTTGCCTCTGCTAATAAAAGTTGTTCAGTTAGCATCCTTTCGTTATTTGCTTGTTGCCTTACTGCTAAATGAGTTAATTCATCCTCAGTTAATTCAGTAAATAAAACAATATGGTTTGCTAAATAATCTGCTTCTCGTTGAATATGACCCAAAAATTGCCTCTGTTCCTTTTGTTGATTTGCTCTAAAACCAGCACTAAGAGTATAGTAATCAAGTTGCCCTTTCATTACTTCTTCTTGAACTGTGCGTATTCGCATTAGTGCCTGTGCTTCACCATCTTTCATAATCAACATTTCATTATGTTCGGCTATCTTTTGCACCCTATACTCTTTATCCAACATCAACTCATTGCTTCTAAGTTGTTTCTTGTAAGTGTCTATTTGTCCCATTGCTATTACTTCTTGATGAATCCTCTCAATAGCCCTGTCGTGGCTTGCTTTGGAACTGGCCGCATTTGCTTTTTGTATGTTGATTTGTTGGATGCTTTGATTTATTGCGCCCATCTGTGCCGCTTGAATATCTTTGATTGCTTGTATTTCTTCGTGAGCGAACTTCTTTCTTAGAGCGGCATCTTGTTCTCTCATAAACAACCTTCTTTGGAAGGCTTCTGTGTGCATATTTTCCATTTGGTTAGTTTGTTTGAGGATAACTTGGAGTGTTTTCATAGATACAAAGATATTTCCTATTCCCATAAGGAAGTTAATTGGAACTTCCATTTGTTGCATTGTTTCAGCAAGAAACATCAAATTACCCATAAAGGTGTTCATTCTTTTCCCAACGCCAATACCCATGAACTTAGTTTGTTCATCGGTTATCTTCTCAAGACCCTGTAGGAAATAGTATTGCGGCCCCATTGCTCTAATGTAAGCATCAACAAGATTCTCTCCCACTTCTACTCTTAGGTTCTCAATAGCGGCATTTGCCTTATCAATTTTGAAAACATCTGATGCTTGCCTGTTAGCGAACTCGTCTGCCGCAGTATAGGCTCCCGAATAGGCCATTTCATTTAGAGTTAGCAACCGTTCTTGGTTTTCCAACAACTTCTGCAATTTTACATAGTGTCTGTTTCCGGCTACTGCTTGTGTTAATCTAACCTTTTCAAGGTCTTCTAACTCTTTGTAATAAGGAGTAAGTTCTGTAATAATTTCAGTTAGACTCATCATAGAGATTTCTTGGGCTTCTAAGTGTGGTATAACCTCGGCCAAAGCCAGCGAAGCATCTCCACCGTCTACTGCTAATCGAGAAAATATCATACGCAGACCCGTTCCCGCTCTGCTTGTTTCTTCTCCAGCCTCAAGTAGCATGGCGGCTAATGCGGCCATACTTCCCATTGTTTCTCCAGCAAGATTAGCCTGAGATGCAAATTGGTTGAGAACGAAAGTCATGTCTTGCATTGTAGCAACGCTTGAGTTCTCAATAGTGTTTAGTTGGTCAAGAACTCTTATTGTATTTCCACGAATGATATTGGCTTGTTCCATAGGCTCTAACATATCATACTGCGCCTTAGTTAATCCGCCCATGTGGAATTGTGTTTGTTGCATTAGGCTTGTTAGTTTCTTCATTCCCTCTTGGGTTTCCATATTTCCTATTTCAGAAAAGAGAAGCCCCATTTCTGTTCCTGTAATAACTGCTTCTTTACTACCCAAAACAGACTTCATTTGAGCCATATTAGCGGCGGCTTTAAGTGCTTCTGCACCACTAAAACCAAAGGTTTCTCCAAGTCTTTTTGATTCATCAGCAAAGAATTGCACATCTTCTGCCGAACCTTGATAGAACTTTCTAACTTGAATCATTTGCTCTTCAAAAGCATAGAAAGCATCAATTTGTTCTTGGATTAAGTCGCTAACTCCTTCTACTGCGAACTGGACTGCTTCTACAACGCCCCCTGCGGCATCGAGTAAGATTGCTTGCATGACCGTTGAAGTGGATTCAACATCTTTGAGTAGCCTTTGAGCCTGAAAAGAACCCACTACCTCGAAGAATACTCTTGCCGAGCCTGTTCGTGAAGCCATGCTTAATCATTCTCCATATTACCAAACGCCTCATTTAACACTTCCCCTAAGCCTTGAGCATCTATCATAGCCGCTCTACGCTGATTTCGCTTATTAACGGCCTTTTTAGCCCTTCTTGAAGCGGCGGCGGGGGAATCTTGGTCTGCTTGCTCTGTTATTCTTTCAGAGATTTCAGATGCTACCGCCAAGTCTATTTCCATCATGTGTCTTCCGCCCTCTTGTGCATATTTCATCCTTAGTTCACTCGGCAAAATGCCTTTGAACGAAGAACATAACGCAGGGGCTACCATCAGGAACTCGACAAAGGGATACCGCCCCCTTCATCGTCGCCCCTAACAAATCTAAGGATTTCTTGTAGTTCTGAGGAAGTCAAATCGTTTACATCAACATTTTCCGAGAGAATACATAATGGAACCCAAGCCGCTATTTGCGCGGTTGGGCCGCAGTCTGCTTCGTCTAAAGCCTCTGCGAATTGCATTTGTTGGTCTTCTGACCACTCTAAGGGGTTAGGTCCAAAGTCGCGCATTGAGCGAAACACTCTTGCTTGCTTTGCATCTAATTCTAATCGTTCAAGTCCTGATACTTGGCGCACCAAGACCTTGCTTCCGTCATCTAATTCTATTTCTTTTTTCAATACTGGCATATTTTCTCACTCTTTACTATACTAATCTATTCTCTAACTAATCTCATGTTTCGTAGGTAATATACGCAATGTAATTATTACCTGCGGCCTTCTTGACGATGGTAATATCGTGGATAATATCACCATTTGAAAGTGTCCTAAGGAAGGTTTGCACACTTGCTCCTAAACCAGTATGCGAGCCAATAATAGTATTGACTGTTAAATTGCTTGCGGCAGTTATGGCTCCCATTTAATCACCTTCACGCATCCAAATCTACTTTTGCTCCACCTGTGAAGGCCGTAGATGCAGATGAGAAGGTAATTTTAGCCATCTCTGTTTCTGTTTCGTCATACAATCCAATAAAGTTGACCGACATTGTTTGACTATCTCTACCGCTTACACTTGTCTGTGGGGCCTCATAATGAACTTTGTGAATATCTAATCGAATCGAGTTGCTTGCATCTACATAGAAAAGCATTGAAATGGCTGGCGCGGCCGCGCTTCCATTTACTAAATCTCCAGTTAGTAGATTAACGAAATCAGGTTCGTTAGTTGCCACATCACCAGCCAAAACATTCTTGTGGAATGTAATAGTCCCCGAAACCTCTCTTAGGCCCAAGGGTGGGTTGCGTGTGCAGGTAGAATCTCCTAAATTGTATGAGTTATCAATATCTCTGTTGGTTTTAATATCAACAGAGATGCTTTGAACCAACTTGGAATATGCAGAAGTAGTTGCCGCTCCCTCAAAGTTCACATAAGCACCTACGAAGTGTGCCGCATCTCCGGTATAATCATAAGAAGGGGTTGCTAAAGTTCCGGGGGCTACTGCCGCTCCGGTTGCTAAACTAAAGTTGCTTCTCATACCAGTTGTATTAAAGGAAATCATAGCGTATTCGCCAACGGATGCGCTAATCGAACAACTTTCAATAGCCTGACCAGCATACAAGAACTCCTTATCATCCCTACCAACTCTGAAAGTAAATGATTTGAGCAAACCGGAACTTAGTTCTGTAAGAGTATCATTGGTTCCGGGGGTTCCACCGGGGGTGTGTGTGCCGAAAAGACCGTGTAGACACATCATAGTGAATCTATCAGGTTGTAGAGGCATTGAAAAAGACCCATCAGCATAATGCTTTGAATCCATTGCCTTTTGCGTTCCATATCTGTTCATATCTGAGCGTTGTAGAACATCAAAAGACTCTTGAAATCCTTCATCATCAACTTCACCGTATGCGGTTGCGCTGACTGGGGTTCCAAAGGTCGCTTCCTTCCCAACTGCTACATATCTATTTGCGAATGTCGTCATGTCGTCGCCTCTAAACCAATACACTCTGTCTGTGATATTTAACTGTTATCATATCTCTCTACGAGTCATGTTTACTCTCTTCATGTATGATAAATTAAGTTGGTGGATGCAAACTGCCTCATCTTCATCCATTTTTGTATCAAATGTTAGATTATACCCAATTAAGGAATCAATACTGCCCTCTAAACCAGTCTTAGTATACAGTTCATCAAAACATTCCCCTAAGATAGAAAGACCCAATCTATATGCGTTTTTGTAATCTGTTCCTCTTGTAGTCACATATAAATCAATAGTATAATCTTGCTCTGTATTTGCTCCGGCCAAAGTATTGAATTGGGGGGATGCAGAAGTAGTAATAACTACATGAATAGTGGGTGGAGTAAGTCTACTTACCATACCACTCGATAAATCATAGCCATAAATGATAGAGGAAGGGGTCACATGGTTCTTAATGAAGAATCTCTTAGAGTTCTTGAGAACTTCTACTACAGATAACCCAGTTCTAATAAAAGATGTAGTCACAAAATCGCTAATGTCCATTTCATCAGGTGAATATGCGCCTTGTGTAGTGCAATAAACGAGTTCCCAATCTAATGTTCCTGTAGTATTGCCCCAATAAATACCACTACTACTGGATGAAGACCCTGTGACGCTCAGATAATGCGTGTTTGCATCATCATCCTCTATAATGTCGTCAAAATACAACTCAGCCTTGCCGTTTGAGTCTAAAGTAAGCCTTAGTAAAACAGGAACAGACCAATCTTCGCTTGCATCCAAATCCAAATCCGATTTAGTAGCAGTAGTAGCACCAACTAATTTGATTTGCTCGTTGCTACTTGCTATTTGCACTTCTGCTCTATGAGTCCCATTATCAATAGCCATAACGACTTCATCAGCATCCGGTTTAGCAACATAAACAAAACTGGCAACGAGAGTGTTGCTATTTCCAGCACTTACTTTCCATGTTTGTCCCCCCGAACCACTTACTATTCTCCAATTACTATCATTTGCCGAACCATCTCCAGCACTTCCAGCACTTAAAGCCCAATCTACATTGTTTGCTCCATTAGCACTACTTGGGTCTGCCAAATTAGTTCTACTGGTCCAATAATGAGTTCTATCCGATATAGCCATTCTATACACTTCCACTTCTAAATCCTAATGCGCTTCCCAAGAACTCAAGTCGCCTTGGTATCCACTTTTCTCTGAAATCTTCTCTAATCATATTTTCCATAAAGGCAGTATAATCATATCTTTTCCTACCTGTAAATCCGGGGTGCTTGCCCTTTAGCGACATTGGTAATGAACTCATTACGCTATATGGGTTTACACCGGCCGCTTTCTTTGCGACTCCATGTCTAACAGAAGACCTTACAGTAGGTGGTAGATTGGTTAATCTACCCTTTTTTCTATAGGTGAATGGACTCATACCGCGCTTTACTATCTGAGCAATGGTTTTCTTTGTATTTTCGGGTTGTCTTTGACCCTTAACACCATAAGGAAGTGGAAAAGAACCCGCTCTTACTATACCATCAGGCATAACCTCTGCATCCAAAGAGTCAGCAACTCTTCTGTATATACTCTTGGTTGTTTTGAATTGTCTTGTTGGTGGTAGTGATTGGTTCCATGTTGTAGGGTCTTTTTTCTTGAGTTGTGCTTGAGCCGCAGGTATTACCTGTGATTTCAAATAGCCCCAAATCTCATACGCCAACCATTGTTTTGAATCATTTATTTCCGTATCCAAATCTTCTATGGCTTTAATAAGCCCTCTATCATAATACCCTACTCTAAATTGAACGGCAGAACCCATGTTTGCCCCACCACTACGGCGGCGATAAGGGGATAATTGGCGGGTATACGGCATTAGTCAACACTTCCAAGGTGGGCTAAACGAGATAGATTATCATTTCCTCTTGACCTTAGAGTGTTAGTTCTCAAACCACCATCCCTTAAACCACCTTGCTGAAACACAGAGTCATCTTCTAAGTAGTAGGATGCGGCTAAATCAGCGCAAATCTCTCTAATAACATGAGCAAACTCTCCTTCTTGAACGGTCACACCGGATAAATGGTCTGCGGATATTCCTGATACACCAGTTAAGGTATGTGTAGATTTACCAGTCCACGAAAACGAATCTCCATCTATATTCCCATTACCAGCAGAGGCAAAAGAAGCACCATCGGTTAGAAGTATACTCGTAGCACCTGCGGCAACTGCGCCATTCAAAGTGGTTTCGCCTATTTCTCTGCTTGGTGCATCTCTTCCATAATCCCTAAAGGCTTGGTCTATATCTATTGTAGCCCTTCTGATAGCACTTGTTAATCTTGTAGCGGCTCTGCTTCTTTGTGCAGAATCAAGACCTAATCTTTGGCCCACATCAGCATTAGAACAATAATAACTCAAAGAAACACACCCGCTAAGAAACACAATGCACAGAGCCTCAAGGCCCACACTATTCTGTTCATTAAGGTCGCTGACCTATCAATCTGTCGGTCATATTTAACCAACTTTTCGTATTGTATATTCTGTATTGTAGTAGCCATCGCTATTACCCTCTCTTCTAAAGTGTGTATTCTCCATTCTATTCGAGAAAGTTCAGGGTTAGGTTCCCGCTCTGAATCCACTCCTTTACTGTCTGAACCTCGCAAAACTCGCCCCCCTCAATGTGATAGCCTACCGGCGTTATCAAATAGGTTGCGAAGGTCGTATAAACGCTTCCTTCAAAGTCGGTTTCGTTATTAGCCGTTCCATTAAACACTATGTAGTAATCAGTATTTAAGTAATTTGTTTCGTAGTATTTATCAACCACATAACCCTCTACCCAATAACAATCATCCGTAAATATCAAGCCTGACGGCTTGTAAGGGGATAATGCACTTGCAGTAATAGTAATCAGAACCACAAAAAAAAGAAACAAAGCACCGCCCTGTTCTTCGTAGTCCGAATCTAACATCTACTCAGCACCGGAAATGCGCTCGATTAAATCGGCTTTAGTTCCGGTAGTAGAAAGTCCTTTTTCTTTAGCGATAGCGATTAACTCAGCCTTTTTCTTGGTTTCAAGAGCCTCTTCCAAATCTTCTGCGGCATCAACTATTTTGTCTGCGAACTTTTCGCCTTCTTCGACTGCTCCAAGAACTTCATCAAGTGTTATTTTACCATCAGCATTGATTTGTTGATACTTCTTAAGACCCCATATAGCACCTGCGCCTACTGCGGCGGCAAGACCAAGCCATATCTCTAACTCTACTCCATAAATCTGTATATCATTCACCCCCTTTGTATTGTATTTCCTTAACTGCGGAATGTGGAATTACTGTAAATGGGCCATCTTCGCCCACTCTGTATATCTTGTATCCGTGTGTGGTTTCTTCTATGAGAACTCTCGTATAACACTTTTCGGGTGGTTGATATACAATTTTACCTTCTTTCATATTAACACCATCTCGGTCCTTCATACCATCCCACAAGACTGTTTCTATTACCCTCTGTAATAGGGGAAACTGCGTGGTCGTAGTATGATACAAATGCTATGATTGTTCCTCGCCTTTTAACCGCTTCGGAATCGGGGTTTTGTGTGGTCATAAAGGAGAACTCTCCCCCTTCGTAATCTTTTGGGTCTGATAATTGAATAACTACAGATATTTTTCTGTGCAAACCATCATCTCTATCCCAATCTACATCATGGTGGTCGCCATAGAAATGCCCTATGTCTTTGTATTCAGTATATTGAAGATAAGGAAGTTCTGTTATATGCAACTTAAAATGCTTGTTGGCTTCTCTTGCATATTTATCTACCAACTCCAATATATCAGGGAACCTATCACTATGAATCCACCTAACTTGTGTTTTTCTGTTAGGGTCGTCTTCATCTTTGAATGTTCTTGCTTTTTGTGGCTCTAAGGTTTGGCCGGATGCAATGATATAATCGCATTGTTCATCTGTTAATTCTGCTTCCCACATCATCCAAGCGGGGTGCTTTCTCATAATACAACCTCAACATGATAGGTATTAAACATTGGTATTACTAAACCACCCAATTCGGGGTATCAGGAAAGTTCTCACCAGCAAGATTAGCCGTTTCGTAATCTGTAATATCCCGTAGGGCTTGTCTGTAAGTAGTAAGTTCAGTTTTCTGTTCCTCAGTTAATTTTTCATATCTATCGGCCAGCATCCATAAATCACTTTGAATCAACAAAGATAATCTCAAAGATAATACATCTTGCCACCCAAGTTCAGTATAAGATACTTCTCCATCAGTTTTTCTCATTCGTATATTCATATTATCATCATCCTATCACACAATAAACCTGTGGAATCATATAAGCCCAATACCCGCTTATACTCGAAGGGCTTGAAGGTAAAGAAGTCGCGTTATTGTTGCTTCTTACATTAACTCGCGAGGCCTGATTTCCACCAGCCTGACCTGAATAGGTTATTGCCCTATTTGAAGTATTACTACCATAAAGTGAGTTATTCACGCTTGAGTCATCAACCATATATCCGACCCAATACTGAGTTCCTTTGACTAATGTAATCGTTGAATCGAACTGTGTGGAGTCAAATGCGGCGGCTGAATCAATACTGATTTCAACCCTACCTAATTTTGAAGCCGGAGAGCCATTAGAGTCTGAGTAAATCCCTATTTGCACATCTGCATCACCAGCATAGTTATGCACTCTTATACCGAGTTTTGTTATATTTCCTGAATCAGGCGCAAGGAATGGGAAGTATTGAACATAAGAAGTAAATGGATTTCCATAAGCCATTTGAGCATCACCGAAGGGGTAAAGTTGGTTAAGGTAAGATTGAGGAATATCAATTAACTTTGCACCATCAAAGTGAGAAGAACCACCGCCAGCATCTTCCCATGCTACTGCGCTACCTGTTGAAGTGAGAACCTGTCCGTCTGAACCAACTGAACCATTGATTTTGAGAATTGAATTGGGGATATTGACCGAACCATCACTTTCTCCTGTTATCCATACGGGAGTTGTGCTATCTCCCGCACTTATTGATAACTGCCTATTTGCCGTTGCGCTCGGAACATCTGCCCTTCCGATTACAACATTTCCTGTTCCGGTAGTGATATTATCTCCAGCGTATTGACCTAATGCGATGTTATAGTGTCCGGTAGTAGCGGCTCTCAAAGCATTTCCACCGACACCTGTATTTCTTTGGCCTGTAGTGATAAACATTCCAACATCTTGACCGACGGCCACATTAACATATCCATCTGTTGTTGACTTTAATGTCTGATGACCTACGGCTACATTTCCACCGCCTGTTGTATTATCGTTTAATGCTAAATCACCTATACCTACATTTTCTCCGGCACTTGTAGTGGATTCACCCGCTTCCCAACCAACATAAACATTTTTGTAGCCGGTAGTTATTCCCGAACCTGCTTTATGACCTAATGCTACATTTCCATCTCCGCTTGTTATTGCATCTCCGGCATAATTACCAATTGCGAGATTCTGCTCGCCACCGGCAATAGAACCACCTAAAGCATCATATCCAATTGCTATGTTATCCGATTCTGTATCTGCATTATCATAAGCCTTGTAGCCAATAGCAATATTTCTAAGACCTGTTGTATTATTATGTCCGGCTTCTTTCCCAATAAAAACTAAGTTTGAAGCAGTTGATATATTACGACCTGCACTTTCTCCAATTGCTACATTATCATCTCCGGTTGTTAGTCCATCTCTCATAGCATACTTGCCTATTGCGACATTGTTGTTAGCAACACCATTTATTGCATACATAGCATTATCGCCAATAGCAACATTGTATGAAGATGCAACGCCGCTCGAATTACCTTTTGAGGCGTTTCCACCAATACAGATATTACCTGCACCATTGGTTATGTTTTGACCTGCACCCGAACCAATACCTATATTATTTGATTGAGTAGTTATTTTTTGTAATGCACCCCAACCGCCTATTGCTATGTTATAACCACCTGTAGTTATATCATTAAGTGATTGATTTCCTATAGCAATATTATAATCAGCAGATGTTAAATTGGCTAAAACATCTTCTCCAAGACCGACATTTCCTGTTGCGCTATTTAGTGTTCCTGTTGTTGGGGCTGAACCATCACTATTTAATTGAAGTAAGAACCCGTTAGTAAAGTTAGTAGCATCCATCAATACATCATCTAAACCACCAATAGCAGAAGCACCACCGGCACTTGTCCCATCATCTATTGTGTTGTCTGCTTTCCTTCTCCTAAACGGTTGCCTACCCATATTTAATCACCTTATGCGTGTAATACTGCGTGTATGCTTCCAGCAAGAGTCGCAGTTCCCCCTTGTTCATTCTTGAATCTAAGTCTTAAGTTAGAGCCGTTTACATCTGCCTCTACACTACCTATTGCCGCCGCACCATCAAAGAGAATACCGTATTCTGTAAAGTTAGCGGCTGAACCGTCATAATGCGCCATAACATCCATAGTTTGAACTTCGTTGTTTGTTGAATCTGTAATATGAACAGATGCTTTAATTGCTTTGTAGTCTGCATGGGGGACTTCTAACAATGTGATATAACCATTATCGGCAGTTGATGTTGCCGCAACAGTAGCCCCCCTTTGTTCAATACCACCAATAGATACACCGCCGTTTGAGTTTCCTGTAATCCAAGTGACTACTCCCGTTCCCGAACTAATAGACAATTGATTATCGCCGTCTGCATCAGGAACATCTGCGTTTCCGATTACGACATTTCGCTGGCCTGTGACGACATTATTTCCGGCTTGGTTTCCGATGAAAATGTTGTGGCTTCCCTCAGTCAAAGCATCCCCGCTAAACCAACCAAGCGAGATGTTGTTCGACCCCGAAGTGAGTGAGTTCAAACTCGATGCACCAAGAGCAGTATTGTAAGAGCCGGTAGTGCTACTTCCATAGCCGGATTGGAAGCCGATGAAAGAATTATTCCCGCCGGTATGCACATCAAAACCGGCCTCAGTTCCAACAAAGGTGTTGTTTGACGAAGTAGCATCTGCTCCTGTCCGATAACCAACATATACATTCTCATTTGCGGTAGCGTTAGTTTCACCGCTTCTCTCTCCAATCATAACATTCTTTGAACCCGTAGTAATGGCACTTCCAGCATATCTCCCAATGGCAATTGTGGAATCACCTGTTGTAATCGCGTCGAGCGTATTTGAACCAATAGCGACATTGTAATTTGCGGTAGTCATTCCTGTGCTACTTAATGCGGAATATCCTATTGCGATATTTTCTGTCCCTTCGCCGCCGCCAGCACCGGATGATTTGTTCGATAATGCGTTAGCACCGATGGCTATATTAGCATGACCGTTTAATACACCAGCCGCCGCTTGGTAGCCTACACCGATTGTGTAATTTGCACTTGTGTTATTTTTGACGGCGTTATAACCGAGCGCGATTGGGTAGTTTCCTGTGACCGCACCGCTACCGATGGCGTTTGCTCCAATAGCAATGGCTCCCGCCGCACCCGTCGTAGTGTTATCTAACGCTCCATATCCAATCATTATTCGCTCATTACCGGAAGTAATCGCACTACCAGCATTATGTCCGAGTGCTATGTTTTTATCACCCGAAGTTAGGGCATCAAGTGAATAATTCCCAATAGCAAGATTGTATTCGCCACCATCAACAGGACCACCGAGAGCATCATATCCAATTGCGATATTATCGGATTCTGTGTCTGCGTTATCAAGAGCATTAGTTCCTATTCCGATATTTCTATGTCCTGTGGTCACGGCGGTTAGAGCGGCTGAACCAAGAGCCACATTGTTTTGGCCGCTTGTGATAGATTTTCCGGCTTGATACCCGACTGCCGTTTGATTGCTTGAAGTCACATTCTCAAGTGCCGCACTACCAATAGCAACGCATCTCCAAGCCGTAGCAAGACGCATAGCATCATCTCCAATTGATACATTGTAGGCAACATTTCCTGTTGCTGTGTATAATGAGCGATAACCAACAGCGATATTACCATCACCTGTGGTCAGGGCTTGCATCGAATCTTCACCGACTGCGATATTCTGATTAGCACCACTTATCCAAGCCTGACCAGCATTAGTTCCAAGACCTAAATTACGATAGTCAAATGTCCGAGCATCTGAAAGGTCATCAATAGCACCGGCAACACCACTCGGTCCTGTGGGTCCAGTTGGACCAGTTGGTCCTGTAGAACCAGTTGGTCCTTGTGGTCCAGTAGGGCCTGTAGAACCATCGCTTCCATTAGAACCGGCGGGACCAGTTGGTCCGGTTGGTCCTGTAGAACCAGTTGGTCCTGTTCCCCCTGATGGGCCAGTAGGCCCTGTTGCGCCAATATCACCAGTTCTCGCAAAGGTGACTATTACATCATCACCGTTAGTGAATGGGTTATCAGATGAACTATCAACAGGGGATATAGTGATACTAAAGAATCCTGTTTCTTCGGACAATGCAGAAATAGTCCACATAGCGAACTTAGATGAATCATCAACTTTGCTGACTCTCATTTGTCCCTTAATTGTAGAAGTTGAATCGTCTATTGTGCGAAGGAAGGCTTGTATGTCTGTTCCGTCTAAATCTTGGTCGTCAAGGTCTGCTCTTGTGGATGATGCGACAGTCGTTCCACCAAATGAGTTATTGTTGAATTGAATATCTCCCGCTCCGGGGTCAGTTGGTGTAGAAAAGGCATTAGAATCGTAGTTGTATTTAACCGAAATACCACCAAAGTTTCCTGTAGGTCCAGTAGGTCCGGTAGGTCCGGTAGGACCATCGGGACCTGTAGGTCCAGTAGCACCAGTAGGACCAGTAGGTCCGGTGGCTCCGTCGCTCCCATCAGAACCAGCAGGTCCGGTAGGACCGGTTGGGCCTGTTGGTCCAGTAGGGCCTGTAGAACCATCTGTTCCAGCAGGTCCGGTAGGACCTGTAGGTCCAGTAGCACCAGTAGGGCCAGTAGGCCCTGTAGTTCCAGTATCTCCTTTATCGCCGGAGAATGAAAGGAAAACATAGCACTCATCACCACTTGTAGGTTCTGTGTTGTTAAATACTGGGGTCACGGTTAGGTCATAACCAACATTAGAACTGGTCGTCATATCTGCAACCGCAGTTATCTCAAACAAATGACCCTCATTGGTTGGGTCGGGTGTGCCTGAGTCTGTTCCAACAATTCTAATGAATCCTTTGGTAGATGAAGTTAAGGATTGTAGATGCTCAAACCAGTTAGTCCATGCGTCAGAGTTCTTATCAAGCCTGTTAATGTAAATGTGAGTTCCACTCGACCATGTGGCATTGTTGACTTTGAAATAACCTGTTGATGGAATAGACGCTCCGGTTGCATTTCCGAATCTCCATATTCCACCTTCTGATGCTCCAACCGGTCCGGTAGCCCCAGTTGTTCCCGTAGGACCAGTAGGACCAGTTGGTCCTGTCGCTCCTGTGGCTCCGTCTGAGCCGTCGCTTCCGGCAGGGCCAGTAGGACCAGTTGGTCCTGTAGGTCCTGTAGGTCCTGTAGGCCCAGTAGGACCTGTAGCACCATCAGACCCGTCTGAACCATCAGCACCTGCTGGACCTGTAGGCCCAGTTGGTCCGGTGGCTCCGTCAGAACCTGCTGGACCTGTAGGTCCAGTTGGTCCTGTAGCACCTTGTGGCCCAGTAAGACCGGTAGCCCCAGTAGCCCCTGTATCTCCCTTATCGCCTGTTCGTGCAAATGTGATATACACATTATCGTCACCTGAAAATGGGCTTGACGCAGACGAAGCAACATTGGCTACCGTAATTTTAAAGTAGCCTGTGGCTTCTACCAAAGATGATATAGTGAATAATAAGAAATCTCCTTGGTCTGTTTTCTTGCTAATTTTCATGTGACCTTTGATAGTTGAGGTCGAATC